CTTTATAAGTTAAGTTAGTGCGATCAAAAGAACCAATCATTGCACGAGATGCACCTGGTGCACGTTCGAGGTCAAGTGAAGGTGATCCCATAAAGTTGCGGGTGTTCTCAATTAAGAGTGTTCCACTTCTTTCAGGAATGTTCACTTTTTCAAAGATTTGATCAGCAATCAATTGTGAATCAGAAGGAACAGATTCAATTGCAAGTGAAGTTAAGATCTGATCAACAGGATGAATATTACTATATGATGATGCCATTGGTTAAACTCCTTAAGCTTTAACTACAGAAGGGCCTGTAAAGAGAACAAGAAATTGTTCACCTTGGGCCGCTGTTGATTTTTGGTTGATGTTTGGAAGTGCACGGCATACAGGATAGTCACCTTGACCAACTGCTGCAACTTGACCATTAGCAGCACCTGTCAATAATGGTGTAGTTCCAAATGTTAGTGCTGCACTTGCAATCACTCGTGTTGTTCCATGGATAACGACTTCAACAGTATCACCAGCATTGCATGCACGTTGTGCAACGCCAACACATCCAATTTCAGTGCCTGCATCAGTAATGGTGATTTTGCCATTGGCATCAATTGATACTAGAGCAAATTCAGTGATGGCTTCTGCTGCCACAAATGATTCAACAATATTTTGAGTTTGCATGATTAAACCCCATACGCTTGGTTGTATTCAGAAGGATTTGAAGTTCTGAACTCAGTCAGTGCTTGACTGTAACTAAGTCCTTTATCTTCACTTAATTTCTTAATCTTAAGATTGATTGTTTCTTTGGTGATCTCTTGACCACTTGCACCGTGTCCAATTGTGTTCATTGGTACAACGCTGTTGTTTTGACGTTCACTGAACATTGCCCAAAAAGAGTCACGCCCTTCAAGTTTCATGTCATACGCTTCACGAGCAACGCTCTCCTCATTGGGTGAGATCTTGCCTTCACTTAGCAATTGTTTCACTGCAGAAGACTTTTCAACTTCGATCTTGTCTTGACGCAATTGTGAAACTTGTTCTCTCAACATTTGGATTTCAGAAAGCAAAGCAGGACTTGCAAGTGATTCACTCATCTTTTGATGTTCTTTCATTTTCTTGTCCTTGTCTTCATCTTCTTCTTTTTTGTTATAGTGCTCATTCATCTTTTCATCATCTGAATGCTCACCAAGTTTTTCATCTTTGTCATGCTCTGACAATTCTTCATTGTCTTGTGCAATCTTAGATTCATTGTCTTCATTCATGGTTTTAACTTGCTTCTCTAGTTGCTTGATCATGTCATCTTTTTGTTGATTCAGATCTTGCTCACGAGTTGCAAAGTCTACAAGATCTTTGTGATCCATCGCATCCAACTGGTCTTTTGAATACATGTTCAAATTCTCCTTTAGTGTGACTCTGTCTATTTTGTCAGATTGTTGTGCAGGCCGTGGGGTCAATGTGATTGCTAACAGTTGAGCATCACCAACTTTATCACCACCATCACGCGTGAATATTTCACCGTGTAAATACTCAGGACTAGACCAAAGTATTCCACCAGCTTCATTAACTACTTTAAGGCCCCTCTCATTATATGCAGGCACTGCATACAAACCGTCATCCTTAAGTTCGAGGTCTACAATGACACCCAATGCATTACCTGCATCAGGCCCTTGAATACCATCTTGAAAAGGGCTTGTGGCATGTTGCCAATCAATGATGACAGGGTCAGATTCTTTACGCATGTTAAACACACGAACCATTTCATTTAATAGTTCATGGTCAATGGCATCACCAAGGGGTGCACCATTCATGCGTGAAGAGACTTGACCCATTGAGAGAGTTTTGAACGGTCTGCCTATGGTCAAGCCATTGGGCACTTCATACGTTCTAATTTCATTCAACTGCAATGCTTCTGCATATGCAGTCAATGACGTTGCTTTTGAATCAGCTGTGTTCATTTGTTTTACCGTTTTTCGTGCATATGAATATCCTGCATCACCACCCCATAAGTTCCAAGCTTGCCAACCTTTGCCTTGATCAGACCAAGTGGAACCTTGTTTATCGACTTCATGGCGTGTGAAATAATTCAACATTCTTCTGACAGTATCAGGACTAAGTTGTTTACCGTTGGACAAGTCTCTTGCACGAGCAAGACCAACTTCTGTACCACCCCGTTGCGAAGGTGGTTTAGTTGCTCGAACTTCAAGGGCACGTTTAGCAGCTGCTTGAACTCCCTTGGGAGGTACAAAGTCAATGTGTGAATACTTATCAGGAATAGCTAGCAATTCACTTTTAGTTTCTTTGTCAGTGCGTTGTGGGTGACCCTTGGGTAGTAAATCCAAATCAGTGGTGTATGACTTCTTGCGTTCACCTGTACCAACCAGTTTCAAAAAGGCTTTGACTCGTGCCAACGCCCATTGAGTTCGTGAAGACACTTGAGGTCTATGACTTGAAGAGAAAGCACCCGCACCACGTCTAAAGATTGCTTTGAGTGTACCCATATCAATCTGCTTTGACTTTGCACTGTACTTTTCATTATGCTCGTCTTTGTAGTTCTCAAGTGTCTTGATTGCTTGGTCAGAGATTTTGATACCACCTCTTGAACCACTTGCAGAACCCTTTGGATTCTTCTTTGATCCTGTGACTTGATCTTTTTTAGGTGCAGGGGTTTGTGCTTGTGTGCGTTTCTTCTTCACTCTGATCTTCTTAACCATTGGTTTTTTTCCTTCTGATTAAGGTTTCAGCAAGTGCAGCTACACCCTTACCTTTTTGAATTGATCTTTCTTGTGGTGATCTTTCAGCAATTTCAGGCAACTCACCTGCACCAAGTCTTTCACGGATTGCACGTTCGAGGTCATCATCAGGAGTCAACAATCCTGATTGAACAAGACCAGGTAAAACACCAAGTGATTCTGCTAAGTCATCAGTATCAAGACCTGTATGTGTTAAGCGTGGTAATTTGGATGGATCAATATATCCATAGTTCCAACGAATCAAACGCCCAACAGTGCCACCACCCCGCCTATCAGGTCCACTGATTTGACTTGCAACAATATCACACAGATTAATTGCAGCACGTCTAAACATAGAAAGATGCACTTCACCAACTGACCTTGAACCCGTGTCTGAAATACCAAGGTTTGCAAATTGGGCTAAGAATGCTTGACTGATTTGATTGTCACATTCTTTGATGATGTCTAATGGACCTTGTGAATAAAGGTTTGGTGTCATTGCATATGAATCAAACTGAATGACAGGTGATTCAACCAAGTATGATTGTTCAGTTGCTAAGAATGCTTGTGCTTGGTCTGCTGCATCATCAATCATCACTGACAAGTCTGCATCAGTTAAACCCTGTTGTTCAGCTTGTGAACGGTCAACTTTGACCTTGGGTGTTGGAATTGCCCAACGTTCAAGACCTACACACATCAAGTTGGAAACACGTTGCTTTGTTCTCCACCACCACCAAACAGGCCGTAACATTCCAATACCTTCAAAGTTTGACCCTGTTCTATTGAGTGTCAATAAAAGAAGTTTGTTGGCAGGGATAGGTTCAGGTGTGTATGTAACACCAACCACATTTTGGAGAACTCCATCCAAGTGTTGACCGTCTTGAGACAACCATCTGTTGTGTGCACTTGGTTCACGATCTGCATAATAGTCAAGCCAAACTCTAACCTTGCCTTCTGAATCTGGTCCTACCTTGTAGATCTCTTCTGCATATCTGTAACCTAGTGTTACGAACTCCCATAGATAAGTAAGTTGATCCTCAAAGCATGAAGCCATTTGACCTGAATACCCATCGAATCCATATGCTTCATTACAATATCGTGCAAGTTCTTCTGATACAGGATCATTCTCTACACCAGGTACAAAACGCCATGTTGCACTTAAGAGTGTTTGTCTTAACATGTGCCATGAACGTCTGACGACAGGATCAGTCTGAAGCATCTCTTCTGCTTCTCTGATCCAATTCAAACCTGTCAGTTTTGGGTTGCGTTCTTTACCTAGGATCTTACCACCAGACAACTGAGTGCCTGTGATACCACGGGTTCTGAATCGTGGCAACAATGCCTTCATGTGGGGTTCATCTCTTTTATCATCAATCATATGTGCACAATCATGGATGGATGTTTTTCTATATTGTGTGAAATATAGTTCACCTTGTCAATGATTTAAATTTTTGATATAGAGTGTTTAAGCGTCAAACCAAGATTATTTTTTATTTCTTTAACTATATATAACTATTTATTTAAAGAGAGTAGACCAACCTAGTGATTCTTTTCTTTGGTTTGACGCTTATTTATTACTTATCTTACTCAAGAGGACTCTGAATGCTTTTTCTGCTGTTGATGGTACAACGCCGTTTCCAAGCATTCTAAGTTCATCAGTTCGATTACATAAGGATTCACACAGGTCACCATAGTCCAACCAATTGGGATACCCATTAAAGACTCTACCCACCGTGGATTTAATTTGCCTTGGTGGATTGCATTTAAGTTCTTGCTTGCTTGACTTGATCCTTGCAGCCTGTATTTGTTTTCGTTTGCTGTTGGTGTTGGAAAGAACTCTTGAAGGCTCCCAAGGCTTCTGCGTTTGTCCTCGATAACTTGGCCATGCATCTGACAGACCTGATTCTTTAACTTGCCTGACCATGCTTTCAAGTCTATTCCATCTTTCTTGATTTGGCCCCTTGGTGCTTTTGACATTCCTGTTCTTGGTGAACCCCATGGTTTTATTTGAGCATCCAAGTATAAAGACTCTTTTACGTTGGTGTGGTGCACCGCATTCAGACGCACTGAATATGCCCGCCGTTGTTCTGTAACCCAGTCTTTCCAACTGCCTAAGGACATGTAACAAAACAGGCGTTCCTTCTTCATCTTCTCTATTTGATCCAAGTTTACTTGAGACAATGCCTTGAACGTTTTCAAGGAAAATAAAGGCAGGTCTGATAAGTTCAACTCCTCTTTTGATATATGGGAATAAATGCCTTGGGTCTTCATCTCCTTTCCTTTGTCCTGCTGTTGAGAAGGGTTGACAAGGAAACCCACCACTGATGATGTCCACTTTTCCGTAAAAGTTTGACCATGGAAAGGTTTTAAGATCCGTCCAAATAGGTGCTGCATCCAAGAATCCTTGTTCCATTTTCGCAACCAAGTTTGCGACGGCATAGGCTTCGATCTCACTAAAAGCGACTGTTCGCAAATTTGAGAACACTCTTTTAAGTCCAAGGTCAATACCTCCATATCCTGCACATAAACTGATGTGTGTAAGTTCTTGGGTAGTATCCATGTCATTTGTATTCCTTTATTTAATTAGACGTTTCAATTCTGCTTTGACTTCAAGCGGTGTGTATCCCATATCAAGCAAGTGTTTGGTGTAGACCTCTTGAACAAGGGCCTTGTGCTTTGGATTTACCTTTTCAATTTCTGTGTTGTTTCTTTTTTCACTTGGATATGCCTTGAGAAACCAACCTCTGATTGTTCTTTTTGAGTGCGTGGTCTTGACTAAAAGGCCTTCTCTCTCACAGATATTCACAATCTCCTTGAATGTAAAGTTCTTCTTTCTTAGCTGCCTTGTTCTTTCAACAATGGTTTCTCTATCAATCATCAGAACCCTCTAAACTTTCTTTCTCTTCTGATTCGAGTATTGCCACGGCCCTTGGATTGACGTGATGTGATTGTTGGCATA